TGGTAACGCGCGACCCCGATAAATTCTCAGGGACAGAATTTCAAAAAGTTCAAGGCAATCACCGCGATTGTTCGTTTCTCTTTGAAAATAACGAGGTTGCAAAAAAGCAACATCGAGGCAATATTATATATCAGACATATAAAAGCGAGGAACATCGATGGCATCGCCTAGTTACGAAACCGCCAGGGTTCGCAAATTACAGGTTGAAACCGCATTGGCCGAAATGGATTTGGCAAAGGCTCGACGCGAATATGTCTCGGCCGATGACGTTCGACACGTTTGGGCGGATGTCCTGGCGAACATGAAATCCAAGTTGTTATCGATGCCGACGATCCTGGCACCCATGTTGGTTGACCAAAAAGAGGCAAGCGAGATCAAAGAGATCATCGACAAAGCGGTGATCGATTGTTTAGAGGAACTCACATCATATGACCCACAAATCGAAGTCGCACCCGATGATGGTGGAAGCGATGAGGGAAGTGGCGCGAAGCGCGATCCAAACCCTCAAACCACCACCCCGACAAAGCGTAAGCGAGTGGGCCGACCTCGAAAGGCGTCTATCCAGTGAGGCATCGGCGGCACCTGGGCGATGGTACACCGAACGCACGGAGTATTTGCGGGGCATCATGGATGCGGCCAGTGATCCATCAGTCACCGAGATCGTTGTTCAAGCGGGGGCGCAATTAGGAAAAACCGAGGTTTTGTTGAATGTGATTGGTTTTCACATTGCACACGATCCGGCGCCGATCTTGGTTGTCCAACCCACCGGCCAAAAGGGAATGGCCGAGACATTTTCGAAAGACCGATTGGCACCGATGTTGCGCGACACCCCATGCCTCAAGGGGAAAGTGAAAGACCCTCGATCGCGGGACAGTGGCAACACCACCTTGCAAAAGAATTTTCCAGGCGGTCGAATTTCGATGATTGGTGCGAACTCACCGGCGCAACTTGCATCGAGGCCGATCCGAATTGTTTTGCTCGATGAAACCGATCGATTTCCGGCATCTTCTGGATCGGAAGGTGATCCGATTGAACTTGCGAGAAAACGATCCGCGACATTCTGGAACCGCAAGATTTTGATGGTTTCGACACCGACCAACAAAGGCTCATCGATCATCGAGGAACGTTATTTGCAAAGCGATCAACGGCGATATTTCGCTCGATGTCCACATTGCGATGAGGCGCAAATTCTTGAGTGGAAAAACGTCCAATGGCAAAAGGATCGACCGGAAACGGCCGGTTATGTTTGCGATCATTGCGGAACATTTTGGTCAGATGCCGAAAAGAACAAGGCGGTTCGGAATGGATATTGGGAAGCGAGTCAAAACTTTCATGGCATCGCCGGTTTTCAAATATCGGGAATATATTCACCCTGGATCACGCTCGAGGATGCGGTTCGAGATTTCTTGAAGGCAAAGAAATTGCCGGAAATGTTGAAGGTTTGGACGAACACTTATTTGGGCGAAACGTTCGAGGTTCAAGGCGATGGCGTTGATGAGGATGACATTCCAGGGCGGGATTCATTCGAAAAAGAGTTCTTGCCGGATGAATGCGTTCTAATCACCGCCGGCATCGACACACAGGATGACCGGCTCGAGGTTGAAATCGTTGGATGGGGTCGAGATCAAGAATCCTGGTCGTTGGATTATCGCGTGATTTATGGCGATCCATCATCGCCTCAAGTTTGGGGTCAACTCGACGCGGTGTTGTCGGAAACCTGGGATCATCCTCGAGGAATTGAGATGCCGATCCGATGTGCGTGTATTGACTCAGGGGGCCATCACACAAACGCGGTTTATACTTTCGTCAAGCCTCGAGAGGGGCGGCGAGTGTTCGCAATCAAGGGCGTTGGAGGCGAGGGAAAACCACAAGTCGGAAAACCCTCGAAAAACAACCGGCAATCTGTTAGACTGTTCCCAATCGGCGTTGATGGAATAAAGGAATTGGTTTATTCGAGGTTGAAAATCAGAGAACCAGGGCCAGGGTTTTGTCATTTTCCCGAGGGTCGAGGTGATGAGTATTTTTCGCAACTAACGGCGGAAAAGATGGTCACTCGGTTTAGAAAAGGTTATAAGAGGCGGGAATGGGTACAAACCCGACCTCGAAATGAGGCTCTTGATTGCCGCGTTTATGCGATCGCAGCGTTGGGAATCATGAACCTCAATTTGAATAGTTTGGCAAATCGGTTCGCAAAGGCGGCGGAGCAAACCGAGAAACCAGATGAAGCGGTTGCGGTCGAGCCGGTTGCGGCATCGACACGGCCATCACAACGACCAATGCGGCGACCAGGCGGCGGCGGTTTTGTGAACTCTTGGAGATGATGATCGATGGCGAATTTATTTGATGCCGCAAATGCACCGACAACCGAACCGCTCGAAATTGTTGTTGGTGATTTTATTCAATGGAAGCGAACCGACCTCGGCGCAGATTATCCCAACGATCAATATACCGCGACCTACGTTGCCAGGATCACCGGCGGTGGGGCGAATGAAATCACATTAACCGGCACCGCGTCCGGAAATGATTATTTGTTCACGGTCGATTCCGCAACATCGGCGGATTTCGTTGCGGGTTATTATCATTGGCAACTCGAGATCGTTCGGAACTCGGATTCGGAGCGGTTGGTTCTCGAGCGCGGAACGTTCGAGGCGATCGTTGATCTCGATGTCAACAATGTTGATCCGCGAACTCATGCGGAAATCATGGTCGATAAAATCGAGGCAGTTTTGCAGAATCGAGCGGATGCCGATGTTGCCAATTACTCGATCCAGGGTCGTTCCCTGGTTAAACTCTCGATCGATGATCTTTTGAGGTGGCGAGATTATTATCGAAACGAGTTGGCAATGGAAAAAAGAAAAGAGCGCGTTCGCCGAGGAAAATCGACCGGCGCAACGATCAAGGCGAGGTTTTAAGATATGGGCGTTTTTGATTTTCTAAAAAGGGACAACAAGCCAACCAAACGCCGCTCATATAAGGCCGCACAAAGCGGCCGTTTGTTTTCGGATTTTATCGCCTCGAGTCGATCGGCGGATTCCGAGATCAAGGCGGCATTGCAGCAAATCCGATACCGATGCCGCGATCTTTCCCGAAATGATGAATATGCGCGGAGATTTTTGCAGCTAATCAAAACCAACGTTGTTGGCGAAAAAGGCATTTCGTTGCAAGTTAAGGCGAAAAACGCGAATGGCACATTCGATGCGCCAGGCAATGCGATCATCGAGAACGCATTCAAAGCCTGGTCGCGCAAGGGGAATTGCACGGTTGATGGCCGGTATTCCTGGAAAGATGCGCAAAGATTTGCGGCGGAAGCGTTGGCGCGTGATGGTGAGTTGTTGGTTCGCCTGGTCAACTATCCACAAAACGATTTCGGATTTGCGATCGAGTTCCTCGAGGTTGATTTGTTGGATGAGAACCACAACGAAACCCTGGCGAATGGCAACAAGATTCGAATGGGTGTTGAGATCGATCGGTTCCACAAACCGGTTGCTTATCATCTACTCACCGCGCACCCTGGCGACAATGAATATACCTCGAGCCTGGCAACGCGGAGAACGCGGATTCCGGCCGAGAAAATCTTGCATATATTCTTGCCGGAGAGAGCGCAGCAAACGCGCGGTGTTCCCTGGATGGCGGCGGCGGTTTCGCCGCTCAAACAGTTGAACGGTATGCGTGAGGCGGTTTTGGTCAACGAAAGAATCTCGGCATCCAAGATGGGATTTTTCATAACGCCATCGGGCGATGATTTCGTTGGTGATGACATGGAAAACACATATACGCCGATCATCGAGGCGGAACCTGGGACATTCCACCAACTAGGGCCAGGCATGGATTTCAAATCGTTCGATCCATCATCGAGCGCGAACACGTTTGCCGATTTCGAACGCGCGATCTTGCGCGGTGTCGCATCGGCGTTGGGTGTTTCTTATGCGTCATTGGCGAATGATTTGACGCAAACATCATATTCCTCGATCCGCCAAGGCGCACTCGAGGATCGTGATTTCTATAAAGTTTTGCACGATTTTATGATCGAACACTTTGTTCAACCGATTTTCCGCGCCTGGTTATTTTCGGCGATGGATAACGGTTCGATTCCGATCCCACCAACGCGGTTTGACAAGTTTGCCGACAATGTGGAGTTCCGAGGCCGTGGGTTTGCCTGGGTCGATCCACAACGCGAAATGAACGCATCGGTGATCGGCCTCAATTCCGGCATTCTCTCGATGCAAGATGTGGCCAACCAATATGGCCGCGACATTGCCGATGTGATGGATCAAATCGTTCTCGAGAAACAAATGGCGGATGAGCGCGGCATCGAGATTGCATTCCAACCATTCGGTGGTGGTCAATCCGGTTATGGGCCGATGAAATTCATGCCGGCGATGGATGAACCCGAGGATGATGGCGATGGCAACTAATTTCCCTAAAAAGGGCGATGATCTCAAAATCTCATTGCGCAATTCGGAATATCCGCAATTCGATCGTGGTTTTGCGGAGAACATCAAAGAGTTCAATCCCGAGGTTTGGGGAGCCGGTGGCAACATTCGAGGCAATGAGGCGTTCACATTATGGGGCCGAGCGAGAGAGGGATCGGAAACCGAGGGGGTTTTGGATTGGATCAAGGAACGTGAAGCCTGGGCCGCGCGGCATTTCGGCGATGGCGAACAATTCGCATCGGGTGAACTCGAACCGAATTTGTCCAATGTTGGTGGCGTGATTGCCCAAATCAAATGGGGCGTTATTGGCAACCTGGGCGAACAAAAAATGAAAGATGTCGTTCTCGAGTTGGTGAAAAAACTCGAGGGCAAAAAAGATCGAGCGATTGAGGATTTGACCGAAACCGCACGAAAAAGCCTCGAGAACAAAGTCGAGGAACACAACGAGGAACATGGCGACGATCCCACCAAACGCGCCACCCTTGGAATGTTGGCAGAATCCTATTTGCGCGGGATCGGCGCATATAAAACAAACCCTGGTTCGGTTCGGCCTGGGGTGACATCGCCGGAACAGTGGGCTTTTGCGAGAGTCAATTCTCTGTTATTCTGTTTGAGAAACGGAAGGTTCCAGGGCGGCAAGCATGACACCGACCTTTTGCCGGAAGGACATCCGGAATCGACAAAGGGCCAAGATGAGGAAAGAAAAATGGATGAACAACGTCACATCAAAAACGTGACCGAAACCGATGATTCTTATATCATCGAGTTTGGGAAATCCGATGAAATGGTCGAGGCCGATGTTGAGGTTGAGGCCGAGAGCGGTGGCCACCTTGACGAAGAACGCAAGGCACCGGAAATGGAAACACGCCAACGATCGATGCACATGGATGCAAAGGTCGAGGGCGAGGATGATCGCCGCGTTTCGATTTCGATCTCGAGTGAAAAACCGGTCGAGCGTTCGTTCGGCATTGAAATCCTGGATCACACCGATCGTTCGGTTGATCTCTCATTCTTAAATTCGGGCAACGCACCTTTGTTGCTCGACCATGATCCCGAAAGACAAATCGGGGTCGTTGAATCTGTAAACCTTGATTCCTCGGCGCGTCGACTACGCGCGACAGTTCGGTTCTCGAAAGGCCAACTTGGTTCCGAGGTTTACGATGACGTTCGTGATGGTATCCGCAACAATGTTTCAATCGGATACAAGATCGGGCGTATGGAGCGCGATGAAAAGGCGGAAGGTGGGAACACTTACCGCGTTCGATCGTGGACACCCCTCGAAGCAAGCATTGTTTCGATTCCGGCCGATGACTCGGTGGGAACGAATCGCAAGGCCGAACTCGAACCAACCCCAACCCCTATTCCGGCACAAGCCGAAAGAAAGGAACCTAAAATGTCAGAACAAGACATCCAAGCGGTTGAGGCGAACGCTCGCGCAGAATACGCCAAAACTGTAAACGAAATCCTGGAACTAGGCGCGTCTAAAAACAAGCGCGACCTTGCAAACCAGGCAATCAAAGATGGCCTATCAGTGGCGCAGTTTCGCGGCATCCTCGCGTTTGCGTCTGCGGATGAGCCAATCGCAACACCAGACAACCTTGATCTAAATGTTCAAGAACGCCAAGAATATTCATTGATGCGCGCATTCCGCAATGCGGCGGCGGGTCGTGAAGTTGGCGGATTTGAGCGTGAGGTTTCAGACGAAATCGCAAAACGCACCGGCAAAGAGGCGCGTGGTTTCTATGTACCAAGCGACATTTTCAAGCGTGATCTGACAGTTGGAACAAACACAGCCGGCGGTTTCTTGAAGCCAACGGATCACCTAGGCGGTGAGTTTATCGACGCGCTACGTCCAAACCTGGTTACTGCTAACCTGGGCGCACGCATGATGAGCGGTCTTTCCGGCGATGTTGCGATTCCGGCGTTGAACGCCAAAACAGCCGTGGGATTTGTTGCGGAGAACGCGGCACCGGCGGCAGAAGGCGCACCAACTTTCCGCCAAGTCACAATGGCACCAAAGACGATTGCACAATATGTTGATTTGTCTCGCAAGTTGATGATGCAATCCGACCCATCGGTTGAGCAAGTTATCCGCGACGATATGTTGCGTCAGTTTGCGGCCAAGATCGATGACGTTGCCATCGAGGGTGGTGGATCGAATGAGCCGACAGGCATCACCGGAACAAGCGGCATCGGTTCGGTTGCGATGGGTACGAATGGCGGCGCGATCACTTATGCAAAATTGGTTGACCTTGAATCCGAGGTTGCAATCGACAACGCATTGGGTGGCCGTTTGTCATTCCTAACAAACCCGAAAGTTGTTGGAAAAATGCGCCAAACAGCGCGTCAGGCATCCGGTGTTGAGGGCAACTTTATCCTAAACGATTCGAACACATTGTTGGGATATGGCGTTGCATCATCGACATTGGTTCCAAGCGACCTAACCAAAGGCACATCGTCCGGCGTATGTTCGGCGGTTATCTTTGGCAACTTTGCCGACCTAATGATCGGCATGTTCGGTGGCCTGGATGTTCTTGTCGATCCTTATTCCGGTTCGACAACAGGTGCGACACGAATCTCAATGTTCCAAGATGTGGACGTTGCGGTTCGCCACGCGGAATCTTTCGCGGCAATCCTGGACGTTACAACAGCGTAAACCAAAGAGAGCGGGGGAAACCCCGCTCTTTCCAACAAAGGGTTTGAATGATGAAAATTGAATTGATTCGCGGAACGGTTATTGATGGCCAGGCAAAAGATGCCGGCACGATTGTTGATGTTGATGATTCCCTCGCCTCGATGTTGATGGCGACCGGCAAAGGCATCCCACACGCCGAGAGCGCGGCCAAGAGTGATCGCTCGGTTGGTTTAAGCACATCCGATGCACCAAAGGCAAAAACTCGCTCTAAGGCGAAAAAATAAGGATTGATCGATGGCGGTTGAATCTCTCGACGATCTTGCGGTTTTTGTTGGCATCAATGATTTTGGTGTCGCGGCGACCTATACGCCGACCGGCGGATCGGCAACAACCGTCAACGGAATTTTTGACAACGACATCGTTGAGGTTGACGCGGGTGGCAACATTCCGATGGCCGTTCGCCAACCTCGATTCCTATGTCGAACGAATGATGTTTCTAGCGCGGTCGAGGGTGATGCGTTGGTTGTAAATGCCACAAACTACACGATCCGCGTTGTGGATCACGATGGCACCGGAATGACCACCCTGGCGTTGGAGAAAGTATAAATGGCGCATATTCGCAAACTTATCCGCGATGACATCGAAACAACATTGACCGGCCTCACAACGACCGGTTCCAATGTTTTCGCCTCAAGAGTTTATCCAATACAAACGGCCAAAATGCCTGGCCTTTGTATCTACACCTCGAGCGAAACGATTGAGGCTCAAACGATCAAGCCGCCGCGAGGTCTTATTCGATCGCTCGAGGTGTCAGTTGAGGCATATGTCGAGAGCGCGGTGGCGGATGATGTTCTCGATACGATTGCGGCGGAAGTTGAGGCGGCGATGACCACCGATCTCACCAGGGGCGGAAATGCCAAGGACACAAGGTTGGTTTCTTTCGAGGCCGATTTTGCCGGAGAGGGCGAACGGCCGGTTGTTGTGGGTCGATTTATTTTCGAAATCGTGTATTCTACACAAGAAACCGATGCCGAAACGGTCTATTAAATAGGAGACTGAAAACATGGCGAAACGAATCCAAGTTTATCCACCGACCGGCGGAATGCCGATCACGATAAACGCACAAGATTTGGCATCATTCGAGGCCAAAGGATGGACGGACTCACCCCGATCATCCAAACCAAAGGCAACCAAAAAGGTTGCCAAAACTGAAACCCTTGAAAGTGAGGATTAAAAAATGGCGACATTTACCGGAAGCGATGGGGTGATCTTGGTCGGAACAGACCAGGTTGCCGAGGTTCGTTCATACTCAATCGATGAGACAATGGACACCCTAGAAGATACAGCAATGGGTGACACATCGCGCACCTATAAAACATCGTTGAAATCATTCAGTGGTTCGGCCGATGTTTTCTTTGATGACACTGACACCGCCGGCCAAGGCGCGTTGACAGTGGGTTCAGAGGTGACATTGAACGTTCAGTTCGAAGGTAACACAACAGGCGATCACAAGTTGAGTGGAACGGTTCTAATCACCGGCCGCACAATTTCGGCATCGTTCGACGGTATGGTTGAGGCATCGATCTCATTCCAAGGCACCGGCGCACTAACTGAATCAACAGTGGCATAAGGATTTGAATGATGGCGGCTAATTCTAAATCCCAAGGTTTGAGCGTTATCGAACGCGCAAAGAATCATTATCAAAATCAACCCATCAAGGAAATTGTCGTTCCGGAATGGGCGGATGAGGATGGTCATCCTTTCGTGTTTTACGCTCGACCCTTTACCTTACAAGACCAAGGCAAGTTGCAGTTCGCGGTTAAGAATCAATCCGAGGCCGATGCACTTGCCGAGGTTCTTGTTCTCAAGGCACTTGATGCCGAGGGAAATAAGATTTTCCAAATCAGTGATAAAAAAGACCTACGCAACCAGGTTGACGCAACGGTTCTCGCCAGAATCGCCAATCAAATCATGGGATCGGCGGTTGAGGATTTGGAAAAAAACTAAGGGAGAGCGAGGAACGACAGTTCAAATTTTTCCTCGCCGAGAAACTAGGCAAGACGGTTGAGCAAATCGAAACCGAAATGTCAGTTGATGAGTTTATGGAATGGTCGGTTTACATCCAAATCCAATCCGACCGGCAACGACAGGCGATGAAAAAGAATGGCAACCAACAGGCTCGAAACCCGCTTAACCGCAAGAGATGAAACCGCTCGAGCATTTAGAACGCTACAATCCAACCTGGGAAGGGTGGAAACGGCGTTTCTAAATGTTGCAAAAGTTGCGGGTGCATTGGGCGCGGTTTTCGCCGGAGCCTTTGTTCGTGATCTAGTCAACGTCAACAAAGAGTTCCAAAGCCTCAAAGCCTCGCTCGTAACCTTTACCGGATCGGTCGAAAGCGCGGATGGCGCGTTTCGAATCTTGCAAGATTTTGCAAAACAAACGCCATTCTCATTGCAAGAGGTTGTTGGTTCGTTCAACCTCTTGGTTTCGCAGGGCATTCGACCGACCGAATCTCAACTTATGTCATTCGCCGACATCGCCGGCGGCACATCGAAATCCATCATGCAATTCGCTGAAGCGGTGGCGGATGCGTCGATGGGCGAGTTCGAACGATTAAAAGAGTTCGGCATCAAGGCATCGAAAGAGGGCGATCAAATCACCCTCAGAATGGGCGACATCACAAAGGTTGTGAACAACGACTCGGCCTCGATTGTCCAGGCATTGACCGAAATTGCGGATGTTCAGTTTGCCGGTGGCGCAGCGCGTCAGGCGGCGACCCTGGGCGGTGCAATGACCAATTTGCGGGACACCATCGATGGGTTCATGTTCACGATTGGTGAGGCCGGATTTGGCCGCGCATTGTCGGAATCGATCCAGGAATTGACCAAGTTCATCGATGGCAATGATGCACTGGCCGAATTGATCTCGGATAAAATGACCAAGGCGTTGATGTTATTCACCGCCGGAATCAAGTTGGTGTTTAGCAATGCCGACACCTTATTCCAAATCCTCGATGTTGTGTTCGGCGTTGCCATCATCAAAAAGGTGATTGGCGTTGCGAATGCGGTTGTGAAGTTCGCCAAAACGATTGCCAGGGCGCAAATTACCTTGTCGGTGATCTCAACCGTTATGACATTGACCAAAGGGAACTTGTTGGCCTTGGGCGGTGTCCTGGCGGCGGGTGCAATCGCAGTCACCGAGTTCAACCAGGAACTCATCGATGGCGTTGAGGCTCTCGCCGACATGATTAGTTTCACCGCCATCCTGGAAACGGCGGAACGCGCACTTGGTCTTGAATTTTTAAGCGTGACGGATGCGATTGAGGATTTCAATCGTGAAACCGATTTCACCAACCAATCGGTTCTTTCGAATACCTCGACACTCTTGGATTTCATTCCAACGGTCGAGGGTGTTGGTGGCGCACTCGATGGATCGACAATTTCGGCAAGTGATTTCGCGGCCGCTCTCGATGCGATGAAAAAGAAAATATTGCCGGTCGAAACGGCGATTGCCGATTTGAAAGATGAAAAGGCGGCGTTGCAATCGATGGTTGCGGCCGGCATCATCACAATGGGTGACATGGAAGATGCACTCAACAGCCTGGCGCGTGAGGCTCTTGGCCTCGATACAACGTTGTCGGATTTGGCAACCCGCCAAGAAATTGCAGACAAAGCATTCAAGGCCGGAATCATCAGTGGCCAGGAATATGAGAACATTCTTTCCGACATCAAATCGGAAACGATCGATTATCGCGCGGAAACCGAAAAGACATTCGGAGCCGGTGCGATCAAAGGCGTGAAAGATTATTATCAATCGATCTCGGACAACGCCGCAAACATGGGCGATTTTGTTGGAAACACGTTCCAATCTCTCGAGGGAACATTGTCCGATTTCTTTATGACCGGAAAAATTGATTTCGGCACGTTCACCGATGCCATCAAACGCGGCCTTGCCGATCTTGCGGCCAAGGCGGTCATCACAACCGGTTTGAATTTCCTCAGTGACATTTTCCCGACCCTATCATTCGCGGATGGTGGTTTTGTTCCTGGTTCCGGTGGGCCAAAGGCCGATGATGTTTTGGCGCGGGTTTCATCCGGCGAATATGTCATCCAGGCATCGAGCGTTTCCAAGTTCGGCCGAGGGTTCTTTGATGCGCTAAACGGTGGCCAAATGCCATCAGGTGCAATGTCGGTCGATGCCGGAATCATGAACTCAATCACGCCAGGGTTTTTCCTGGGCGGTATATTTGACGCAATCGGCGACATCATTGGCGGGATCGTTGACGCAATCACCGGCGTTGTGAATGGGATCATCAATGCGATTTCCGATGTGATCGGTGCGGTTTCCAATGCGATCAGGGGATTGGTTGAGGGTATTATGAGCGGCGATCTTTTGACGATCGCATCATTGGCATCGGCATTCATCTTGCCAGGCGTTGGCGCGGCCATTGCCGGAAACCTTGCGGGTGGTTCCGGATTTATCTCGGCGGTGACAACCGGAATCTCGGAATCGTTTGCGGCCGGTATTCTCGGATCGGGCAGTTTGTCATCGATCGCAACATCGGTCGGGATTGAGTTGGCCAAGGATACGTTTGTCGATGGTCTATCATCGGCGTTGGCGGATAAGATCGTCGGAATCACTGGCGGCATGGGGCAATCAAAAGGCGCATATGCACAAGATCGAGCCGATCGATTCAAAACACTTTACAATGAAGCCTCGCCATATTTGGCCGCGATGAATGGTGCAAACGTTCACGCCGGCGACAGTGTTCGAGTGGGCGAAAGAGGGCCGGAGATGTTTATTCCTGGGCGCGATGGAACGATCGCACCAATCAAGGGCAACGCATCCGAACTCATTGGCGCGGTGAATGACATGAAAAACGAAATCATCACCTTGCGCCGGCAAATGTCGCGGATGATGGCGGCGGGTGGCCTTGCGGGAGCGCGTTCATAATGGTTGCAACAACACTCGCGGAATTAGTCGCTAATCCCTACGCAAAGAAAAAATATCTCTTAATCGTCAAACCTTACAATGTCGCAACATCAACCGAGTTGACGTTGTATTATTCCGGCGAGGGATTCATCACCTCACCAACCGAAACACCGGCGAACACATTGTTCGATCCTCGATTGGTTGAGCCGATCTCATTCTCGAGATCGATGTTTTCCTCGGGCAAGATCGGTGGTTTCTCTCAACCTGGTTTCGGCGAAATCGTGATGACCAATGCCGATGGTGGCCTCGATGATTGGGCGGGATATGCCTGGGATGGCCGTTCGGTTGAGGTGCGCGTTGGTGAATCCGGCGCGGCCTTACAATATTATTTCACCATCTTTGATGGCCAGGCGCATTCGATCGAGTTCGATGACCTATATATTCGGATCATCTTGCGGGATGACCAGAACGATTTTGTGGTCGATTATCCGGACACACTTTACGCCGGCACCGGTGGCAATGAGGGATCGAGTGATTTGGCGAACCAACCAAAACCTCATTGCTATGGTGAGGTTTACAACATCGAGCCGGTGTTGGTGGATTCCACAAATTATGTTTACCAGGTGCATGATGGCGACATCGAGGCGATAACGGCGGTTTACCAGGGCGGCGTTGCGTTGACCTTAACCACCGATTACACGGTCGATTTGACCAATGGGCGTTTCACCCTGGTTGCGGCACCCGATGGCGTTATCACGGCCGATGTGAAGGGTTCCAAGGTCGATGGCACATATCTCGAAACGGCGGCCGATATTATTCAACACATTGTCGAGGATCACGCCGGTTTTGTTTATCCAGGAGATTTCGACACCGCATCATTCACCGCATTGAACACCGCCAATTCGTCAACGATTGGAGTTTACGATCGGAACATGACAACGGTTGCCGAGGTTCTCGATCGCATCATCAACACGGTTGGCGGGTTTTATGGGTTCGATCGTGATGGTTTGTTCCAGGTTGGCCGAGTTGAGTTGCCAACCGGCACGGCCGATGCCGAGTTTGATTCAACCAACATCATCGAAATCACTCGCCTCGCCTCGGCGGTTCCGAATTACCAGGTTCGAGTTGATTATAAAAAGAACCACCGAGTGATGAGTGAATCGGATTTCGATGCCTCGATCACAACGGCGCAACGCGATTACCTGGTTCGCAATGCCAACATCGAGATCGCCACCGACACGGCGGTTCAAACACCTTATCCAAATTCCACGGCGTTGATCGTGAATGGCCTCTTTGCCGGATCATCGGCGGCATCAACCGAGGCGACCAGGTTGTTGAACATATACAAAGCGCAGCGCGATTTTTATCGAATCTTGGTCAAAACCCAACCTTACACATTGAAATTGAATGATGTGGTAAAAATCACGTTTAATCGCTATAATCTCGACAGTGGCAAATTGTTTCGCGTGATCTCGATCGTTGAGGATGCCGCGAACAACGAGGTCGAATTGGAGTTGTGGGGTTAAGCAATGTCGAACAATATGATAATTTCATCGACCAATTATTCGGATGGCGGAACCCTCACGGTTGATGATGAGGTTGCAACATTGCCGGCCTCGAACTTGCAAGATCAACAGATCGTTAAGATTTGGCGCAACACACAAACATCGGCTCAGATCGATGTTGATTTCGGCCAACAACGCATTGTCGATTTCATGGCGTTGATCCGGCATAATATCTCACAGACCGGAACGATCCGGTGGCGTTTGTCGGCGGTTTCAGATTTCTCAACAACCGTCTATGATTCCGGCACAATCGATGCCTGGCCGATCGTTGAGGAATTTGGAACGTTGCCGTGGGGCGTGTTTCAATGGGGTGGTCGATTGAACCCCGAGGTCGCGGCCGAATACACAATTTCATCGTTTGATGTTCTCACAACGGCGGTTCAAGCGCGTTATTTGCGGATCGACATTTCGGATTCATTGAATGCCGATGGATATTTGCAAGCGGGTCGATTGATTGCGGGGCCATCATATCGACCATCGGTCAACTATGCCAACGGCGTTCAATTCGAGTTCGTGGACGAATCGCGGATCACGAAATCGCGCGGCGGTCAAACCTTTGTTGATGAGGTCGAGCGTTATCGCGTGATGAGATTTGAATTGATTAACTTGCCGGAAAACGAAATGTTCGGCAACGTGTTCAATTCGATCGATCGATTGCGCGGTGTTTCAAAAGATATTTTGGTCATTCCGCAACCGGCCAAATCATCAACATGGATCACGCAAAATATTTATGGTAGGATCAGGCAAACCCAACCGATCACAAATTCGGCTCTCACCTATTATGGTCGAATGATTGAGGTTGAGGAACTAATTTAGAGGAAACGCAAAATGGCATATCCGGTCACACTAAACGGTCGCACTTATACACTCGCAGATTTCGAGGGTACAAATTACGTTGAAGGATTGCCGGATGCGTTTGAGGATTTCGTCACCCACGCCGGCGATATTTACAATTCGACATCGACAACATCGAACACGATCGGAACCGGATCAAAGACATTCACGGTTGAATCCGCGAAACCATACCAGGCCGGAACGCCATTGCGGATTGCGGATGCCTCGGCACCATCGACGAATTTCATCGATGCGATTGTCACCTCTTATTCCGGAACGACCCTGGTTGTGGATTCGGTTGGATATGCGGGATCGGGAACATTCACATCCTGGAACGTCAACATCGGTGGTTCGGCATCAGTTGCCGGCACGGTTGCGATTGCACAAGGCGGCACAGGTGCAACAACGGCGGCGGCAGCGCGAACAAACCTTGACGTTTATTCCAAGGCCGATGCGGATTCACGGTTCTTGAATGTTTCCGGTGAGGCATCGAATGTCACAATGACCGGTGATGTCACCATTGGTGATGCGTCAAGCGACACGTTCACAGTCAATGCCGATGCGACATTCAATGCGGATTTGTCAGTCGATGGCGGCACGATCAAGTTGGATGGGAATTATCCTATTGGTACGAATAATACCGCTTTGGGTGATGCGGCGTTAGACGATGCCTCATTTTCTGGGGAACATAACGTTGCCATTGGTCATGAGGCACTAACCGCAGCGACTACAGGCTCAAGCAACACAGCCGTTGGGCGGAGAGCCTTGCAGTCAAATACAACCGGGGGTTTTAACATTGCCGTGGGTAGAGATGCGCTTGCCGCAAATACTACGGCCTCTCAAAACACGGCTGTTGGTTATGGTGCCGCGTCATCAAATATAACAGGCGCAAATATCACCGCAGTCGGTTATCAGGCTCTTTATTATAATACTGGCGATCAAAACACCGCCATTGGTCGTAGATCGGCCTTTAATACTACGACAGGTCAGTATAACACCGCCGTTGGTATGCAGGCACTTTTGAGCAATACCTCGGGTAGTTATAACACGTCGATGGGCGGGGGGTCGCTGCAAAACGCAACTACATCTAGTTACAACACCGCTATTGGGTATCAGTCTTTGAATGCAAACACTACTGGAGACAACAGTGTCGCAGTTGGTTCATACGCATTGGCAAGCAACACAACAGGGATAAACGTAGCAGTCGGTAGAAATGCCGCATTTGCAACGACTACAGGAACAAAAAACGTTGCCTTGGGGCAGCAAGCCTTAACGTCAAACACGACAGGCAACAACAACGTGGCCGTTGGGCGTGATGCCTTATTATCGGCCTCAACTATGTCAAACAATGTGGCCGTGGGTCTTGAAGCGTTATATAGTTTAACAGGATCGACAGACAACGTGGCGGTTGGTCGTCAGGCAGCGTTTTCGGCAACCTCTGGTGGGCCAAATACCGCTATCGGTGCGATGGCACTTTATACAAATTCAACTGGCAATTATAACGTGGCCGTGGGGTATCAGGCACTTTACCGAAATACTGCATCAAACGGCACGGCGGTAGGCTATCAAGCCTTAGAAAACAACACGACAGGATCGGCGAATGTCGCCGTTGGTTGGAGAGCCTTGCAAGCAAACACCACAGGCATCAACAACGTTGCCGTTGGTTATGAGGCATTGAGAGACAACACCACCGCACATGTAAATGTTGCCGTTGGTTTGCAAGTGTTAAAGGTAAACACGACCGGCACAAGAAACACCTCAATGGGTTATCAGTCGATGGATGAAAACACGACTGGCAGTGACAACACGGCGGTTGGTTATGGATCGTTGGGCGCAAACATCGGCGGCACAAAAAACGTTGCCGTGGGTGTCACCGCACTTGGCAATAATACATCAGGCGATCAAAACGTTGCGGTTGGTTATGATGCGTTGGTTGTCAATTCAACCGGAAACTATAACACCGCATTGGGCTTTGAAGCCTTACAATTTAACACCACCGCAAACGAAAGTACCGCAGTTGGTTATCAAGCTGCGTATAATAATACTGAACAGACAGTTACGGCGTTTGGTTATAGAGCGGGTTATGCTCAGTCTGGCGGAACGCCCGGGTCTAACACTTGGATTGGTTATCGTGCGGGTGAAAGTGCCACAACAGGTGGGGCAAACACTGCTGTTGGTCGTGACGCATTGCAGGAAACAACCACGGGCGCATACAACACCGCTATTGGCAATAATGCGTTGGATCAAAACACCACTGGAAGCTATAACACGGCCTTGGGTTATCAGGCGGGATATAACAACACGACAAACCAGTTCAACACCGACATCGGTGGTCAAGCGGGATACACTGGCGGCAACTATAGCACCAGAGTAGGTTTTGCTGCGGGTTATCTATCAACAGGTCAGTTCAATACTTTTGTTGGGGCTAGAAACAGCGCAAACTATGGTTGCGGTCAGAGCATGACCACCGGCAATAAGAACACCATCATAGGTGGATTTAACGGCAACCAAGACGGCTTGGACATCCGCACCTCAAACAACAACATCGTGTTGTCGGATGGGGATGGTAATGCTCGTTTCTACATTGATAGCAACGTAATAACTCATGTAAATGGCAATAGATCGGGCGGCACGTTTACAGTCTGGAATAAGAACGCAAACCCAAGTGGTCAGGTTATTGATTTTGAATATGCCTCCCCCGATAACAACTCCAATTTTTACCTAGTTTGCAAGGATAGCACGACTGACAGGTTGAAAATTTGGTCTGATGGTGATGTGCAAAACCATGACAACAGTTATGGCGCAATCTCTGACCAAAAGTTAAAACAACAGATTGCAGATACATCGTCCCAATGGGATGACATAAAGGCCATTCAGGTTCGTAAATACAAAATGAACGATGATGTCTCACAGTATGGCGATAATGATGATCTTTGGCGTATTGGCGTTATTGCTCAAGAACTCGAAACGTCTGGAATGAATGGCCTTGTAAAAGAGAATCCTGATTTTGATGAGGATGGCAACGATCTTGGAACCACAACAAAATCTGTTAAATATTCCATCCTTTACATGAAAGCAGTCAAGGCACTGCAAGAGGCAATGGATCGGATCGAGACACTTGAAACCAAAGTTGCAACACTAGAAGGAAACTAAAAAATGACAGACACACCAACCACCGAAGAAATCGCACAACACTACACCGCAATGGGCCACAGTGTTGATTTAATCAATGCCATCATCGCCGGCGAACAAATGGCCGATGAGGATGCGGCGGAACGCCAGGCTTGCGTTGATCGCAACGTCGAACATTTGCAAATTATGGTTGCAAAAGATTTCTGGGGCGATGAGGATATGAGCGCGGCAAACGCGGCAATCACCGCCGGTGAAGGATACACGGCAGAATAAAGGATTGAGAAAATGGCGGCTAATACAATCACAATCAACGAAAAAGAATATGACATCGATGCGATGACCGATGCCGAAAAATATTTGGCGGGGCAAATCGATGCACAAAACCGCAAGATGGCGGGAATACAATTTGACCTCGATGCGGTCGCAATGGCGAAACAAGGTTTCGTGAACGCACTCGCCGCATCACTCGAGAACGAGGATAAAGATGGCGAGAACGGCAACGGAAGCGCACAAGCGGATTGATGATTTGGAACCTCGAGTCACCAGGGTTGAAACGCAAGTTGATGAACGGTGGCGCGAGACAATTATCCGGATCAAACGCATCGAAACCATCATGATCTCGGTGGCCGGTGCAATTATCCTCATGCTCGGATCGATCCTCATGAAAATGGGTTGATCGAACTCGCGTTGTCCCTGGTCTTATACGGCCAATCTTGGAAACTCGGTTTCTATAAGGCGTGTATTTATTACGCGCCTTATTCTATTTCTCGGCGGTATTATTACAAACCTTATCGTGTTATAATTCATCCAGACGCGGCTTGTCCAAAATTTGTAAGGGTGAAAAAATGATCGCCGAACTTGCCGCGTTCAATGCTGCATTCGCAACCGTCAAAGCCACGATCAACGCGGGTCGTGATATTATGTCTTGCGCCAATTCCATCGGTGACATGATCGGAGCCGAGGAACAATTAAGGGCGCGGGGTGATCGCAAGAAAAACTCGATGTGGTCAAAACTTGCCGGCAAAGACACCAACGATTTCGAAGAATTTATGGCCATCGAAAAGATGCGCAACCAACGAAAAGAGTTGATGTCGGCGTTGCAATTATACGGCCGGCCAGGGTTGAAAGACGATTTCATCAAGTTCGAGGTCGAGGCCAGAAAGAAACGCAGGGCGCAAGCGATCGCCGCCGAGAAACAGAAACAAACAATCATCGAGTGGGCCGTTGGCGGATTTATTGTCATCCTGGGGATCGCGGGAATGGCGTTCACGTTGTGGTTCATCGGAAAAGGCCAGGGCAAGTGGTGAATGAAAATGAGGCAAATCGGGCCGATGCGTTGGGCGGTCTATTCTGAAACCGGATTTGTTGTTATAATTACGAGCGACCGAAAAATCGCAGAAAGGTTTTTGACCAATGACAGAGTTTGAAAACGCCGATCTCAACGGCAATGGAACCATCGAACAAGATGAATGGGATAAACTGGCACTCGAGGATCGCCGGCGTGAAATGATCGATGCCGATCTCAAACGCGACAGCCAACGCCGGATGGCCTGGTTTGCGTTGTCGGGCATGTTGCTCTATCCATTCGCGGTGTTGCTCTCAGCGGCCTTGGGATTGAGCCAGGCGGCGGAAATCATCGGGTCGATGGCCTCGATATACTTTGTATCGATTGCCGCACTTGTGGGCGCGTTTTTCGGGTTCTCAAATATGGGCAATAAGCCATCGATGAAATCAGATAAAGGAACGATGCAATGATTGGGCAAATCCTGGGAAGCCTGGGCGGATTGGCGAAATCATATATTGATTCGAAAACCGCCATCAAACTCACCGAGGCGGAAATCAAGAAAAAGCAACTCACCGGCGAGATCGATTGGGATTTGGCCGCAATCAAGGCGACCGAAAATTCCTGGAAAGATGAATGGATCACGTTGTTGTTCTCGATCCCTCTCATCCTGGCGTTTTGCGGCGATTGGGGGCGGCAAGTGGTGGCCGATGGGTTTGCCGCACTCGAGGTGATGCCACAGTGGTATCAGGTCGCGTTGGGGGCCGTTGTGAGTGCAAGCGTGGGCATCCGGTCAGTCTCGAGGTTTTTCGGCAAGAAATGAGTTTCGGTTTTGACCATATCAAGGGCATCGCCGCCGCCGGCGGTGCAATCATCGCCGCAATCAGTGGCGGTGTCACCCTATCCGGAAAACTCGGATGGGATTGGTTCGATCGTCCGATCCTGGAATGGTCGCCGGAACACTTTGAAATCAGCAATGGGCCGATCGATGAGGGTTTTCGCGTGATCGTTGCCAGGCAAAAGTTGCGCGATGATTGCGAGGTCATCGGATTCACGGTCGAGATCAGGGATTCCGATTTCGTTGTGTTTCCGGCAACGCCATCGGTGGCCAAGTTCTCAGGGCCGGCAAGCGATACGGTCGATCGATTTGGGTATCGAGTCTATATCCGCGAGATGGATATGTACCAGGTCGCACCAGGCGAGGCGACATTGTTGGGACAGATCAAATATAATTGTCCGGAAGGTGAACAAATCGTCACCTATCCGGCGCATGAAAACCTCAATTTCATCATCGAGGAAGGGAATTGAAATGAACTTAACGTTGGAGCAAACAAAACAGTTGATCGAGGGCAATCGAGAGTTCGAGGCATGGCATGAATTGTTTGAGCATTTCTTGCCAAAATATGAAATCGATTCACCAAATCGAATGGCGATGTTCTTTGCCCAATGCGGCCATGAATCGCTCAACTTTCGCGTTCTCGAGGAAAATCTCAATTACAGCGCAAAGGGTTTGAATGCGGTATTCCCGAAATATTTTAAGAACGCCGGAAGGGAAGCGAATGATTTCCATCGTGATCCTCAACGCATTGCTAATGTCGTCTATTCTAATCGCATGGGCAACGGAGACATTGAATCCGGCGATGGGTGGTTGTTCCGAGGAAAAGGTGCCATCCAACTCACCGGTCGAAACAACACCACCGGATTCGCAGATTCGATTGGTCGATCGGTAGAGCGAACCCTCGAATATCTATTCACCAAAGAGGGCGCACTCGAGGCGGCGTGTTGGTTCTGGAAAGTGAACGGTTTGAATGATTTTTCGAACGACATCAAAAAAGCCACCCGCAAGATCAATGGCGGAACGATTGGGATTGCCGATCGAACCCATCATTATCATCGAGCGTTGGAAATCCTGGGCGGAACTTACACAATGAAAGCATCGCCGATTTTGTTAAAAGTTGGATCGACCGGTGATCGAGTGAAACAAATCCAGGAAAAACTTGGTGAGGATGCCGATGGCATCTTTGGCCTGGTCACAAAGCAAGCGGTCGAGAAATGGCAAGAGGCAAACGGTTTGGTTGTTGATGGCATTGTCGGGCCGAAAACATTCGCCGCGATGATCGGATGACCAACGTTGAGGTGAGAGATAACGGCGAAATTCGCATCACGGCCAATGGCACCACCATTGCCGAGTTTTGGTTGCCGGAATCCGATCGCCTCGACATGGTTGTGAAATTGCTCGAGAGCGTCAAAAAGAAACCCACCCTCGAGGTCGTAAAAGAAAACCCCACCAACGAGGGCGGGGTTTAGTTTGGGTGTCAATACAGGCATGTATTGCATGGAGTCTCAATTATATTGGTTTCTCATCAAGAAATCAATCAAAGCATCCTTGAGATCGGGTTCACCCCAAAAGAAAATCATCAACAGGGCAAAGCCAACCCAAAATCCGGAAGCCACCACCGGCGCGGAATAGTTTTTGCGTTCCCTTTTTTGTCTCGGTTCATTCGTCATCGTCATCATCATCCTTTTTTGTTGCACCAAGGCCATCGCAATTTTCACAAGTTCCGGTTTCGGTGTCGATATATCCAACATCGCGGTTGAAATTATGGGGGCGAGGAACGTCGAACTCGACCTCGCCGGTTCCGGAGCATTCGGAACACTCGATCGCCTCGAACCAAATGTCATGGCCAGGGGAAACCCAAATTCCGGTTGCGTCACGTTTCAGGGCAATCATTTTTCGCCTTTCATCCATTTAATTTCGGCGATCAATTTCGCCTTTTCAGATTGCAATTCCTCGATCGCCTTGGTCAACCTGGCGATCTCGTTTCGTTGTTTCGCGGCCTTTGATCGCAATGTCGCGCATTGGCGATTTGCCGAATCTAATTGATGCCGCAAGCGGCCAGAATCATCGATCGACATATGGGAAATCCTGGGGTGTCAGTTCGGGCAAATCTTTTGCCGGATCGTTTTCACTGGTCATCGCGCGGAGCCGGAAAAAACCGCGATGTTCTGGGAATGCGTCCATGTACCAACGCGCATAAAACGATCGATGGTTGTTGTTGATCTTGAACGTCGATCGACCCTCATCATCCGCCTGGTCGGTTTCCCACCGGATGCGTTCGAATATGGCGTGGGCGGAATAATTGTTGAACCCTCGAGCGATCATTTCGTGGGTGAATTTGACGAACAACGTCCAAACCTTGGGGTGTTGCCGGTGGAAATCCTTGGCCGCATCCTCGAGTTCATCCTTGCGGGTTTTTTGTGGGGTGAATAAATCCATCATTTCGACACCCCATCAAGTTTGGCTATGAGTTCTTTCATGATGGTTTCGATGTTTGTCGGCGTTATTTTATTGATCTCTCGTTTGTGATCGAGTTTCAATTTTCTGATTTGGGCTTTCAATGATTTGATTTGATCTAATAAAGAAACGCGGGTTTCTATCTCAGATGCCAAAGTTCCGGACATGAAATTATAACGATCTGTCACCTCATAATTATGCCATGCCTTATAATACGAAATCATCGTTCTGTGATCCTCGCGGCGAATTAAATCGCCATCATCACTTTCAACAAGTTTTCCATCAATCAAAGAAAAGGCGGGAATTTTGGGCGGTGTTTTGGGTTTGGTTAAGGGTATATCAAACATTTATCGATTCCTCTCATGCGCCAATCGACCAAGGCGGTTGGCAAGTTTTTCCAGGTGTTCCGGTTTTACATCCTGTTTGTCTGCGATCGCGGTATATATCGCGTTGCACAGTTGTTCCGATGGCAATGCCGATGCCGCGTCATGCAGCATGAACGCCGGTACAACATGCGGTTTGATGCGAACCGGCGGCGGTGATTTTTTACGTTGAAAGAACATCGATCACACCAAAACAAAGAGGCCGAAAAAGATCACAACCAGGCAAACGCCGCCGAGGATGTCACCCCAAATTCCAAGATCGTCATCCATTTGTTGGATCATTTTTTTGAGTTGCTCGAATTTCGTCATTTTATTCAATCCTTATTCAGTTGGTGAGGCCGAGGATATTGGTGAAATATATATTCGTCAACAAGTTTTGTTGACCTCGGGCCAATGTTTGTTATTCTCGCACCATATTTAGTGGAGTGAGAGCAATGGCATACAAGAATTTTCTCATCAATATCCGCGAGGATGTGGTAGAGTCTATGAAAAAACTAAAAAAAGACACCAGGGTTCCGATGAACGTTCACTCGGAACAGTTTTTGATTGAGGGGTTGCGCAAATATGGCATTCATTTGCCAGATTATCAGCCCATCATTGATGAGGGCAGCGATCCAAAATGACAAATCCAAAAACAAAAGGGGCGGGTTTCGAAAGAGATGTGGCGAGGGAACTTGAATTGTTGCTCGGCATCAAATTCGACCGGAATCCATTCGAGCAACAACGCCAGGCAAATCAACCCGATCTTGTGACCAGGTTGGATTCCTGGCCATTCTCGATCGAGTGCAAGCGATACAAAGGCGGATCGTTTATGCCGGCGTGGTGGAAACAATCGCAAAGCGCGGCCGAGGCACATGGAAAATTTCCTTGCGTGATTTACAAGTTCGATCGCAAACCGATCAAGGTTGCGGTGGGGTGGGATGCCATCGGTGCGATGGCCGGTGTTGAATACAATGAGGATGGGTTGGTTTTCACCAACCTGGAAGGGTTCGCGTTCATCGCGCGTGAAATCATGGCATGGGAAAAATATCATGGATAGGTTTGTTTATTTCGATCTCGAAACGATTCCGAGTCAGTCGCCGGAATACCTCGAGCGGTGTTTGGGCAAGGTGAAACCACCGGCATCGATCAAGAAACAAGAGTCGATCGAAAAATGGTATGCAGAGAGCGCAGAAACGGCCGCGAGAGAGATGTTCGACAAATCCTCGTTTGATGGTGGCCGAGGGCATGTTTGCACCATTGCATGGGCAAAAAATGACGGTGAAATAAAATGTTTTCATGCGGCGACCCTCGAGGAAGAAAAACCATTGTTGATGGCGTTTTTCAACGACCTCGATCCATATCACTCGGAAACCCTGGTCGGTCACAACATCATCGGTTTTGACATCGGATTCCTACGCAAACGCGCCATCGCACTCGGGGTCAAGTTGCCTGGGCCAACGATGTTGCCGCGCGATCCGAAACCCTGGGACAAAAAGATTCACGACACAATGGTGATGTGGGCCGGATCGGGCAACCGCGTTGCACTCGATGACCTATGCGACATCCTGGGCATCAAAGGCAAGGATGGGTTCGATGGGTCGATGGTTGCGGATGCCTGGGCCAATGGCGAACACGCCAAGATCGCCGAATATTGCCGCGATGATGTGATGCGCGTTCGGGAAATCCACAACCGAATGGTTGCCGTTGGATGGTGAACACAAATTTCGCGCGTAAGGTGAGAAATCAAACCCTCGCAATGGGTTCGATTGGGCCAACCGTATCGCACAACGCAACGCCGGATATTTGGGAACACATCATCGAACAAACGATCCAGGGGCAATATGCCTCGATCGCGGATTACCTGGTCGATCTCGCCATCGATGAGGCATTCAAACAAAAAGAAACCTCGGAGCCGAAACCCCGAGGTTAAGATTGACCGGCTCAAGCCGCAAACCGGTCAAAATGGAATTTCATCATCGAGATCATTTGAAACTGGCGGGGGTGGGGGTGCCTGGAAATTCTCTTTCGTCACCGGAGCGGGGGCAGGGTTCGATGGCATCGGATCAGGATGCACCGAGAAATTCATCGATTCTTTCATCCGATTCAAACCCGCCTGGACGCGATCTTTCATTCGCTCGGACAACAATTCAAACGATGCGTTATCCTCGGGCAGTGAATTGATATAAAGCAAATCACCCGATGGGGCCAAAGCCTCTTGGCCGCGACCCAATGGCATCATCGAGCCGATATTGGCATATTTGCCATCCTGGGAATGAACGACCGAAATTTGCAATGGTTTGCCCAAAACTGTTTTCAGATCGAACCCGCTCAATTCCTCGGCGGTGAATGCACGGCCGCGCCATGCCTCGAGGTCATTGCGCAATCGAGCCTTTGAATTGAGTGAAAGCGTGTAATTTTGCATCATCAAGAATGGCCGGCCATCCGCCATGTTTTCATCGATCTCGAATGCCAGGTGAATTTGGTGTTTGTCACCATAGTTGGTTTCTTGCATTCCGAGGTTCAAAAGGCGGGTGCAAACCGCTCGATAAACCCCAACAGGGGCCAATTCATAATCACCGGATGTTTCTGCTACTAACATTTGTATTCCTTTCGTATTCGCACACAATATATGGGAAATATATTGCTCGACTATATTCGGCCTTGATTTATTTGATGTCAAGCTGCAAATTGATCCGCACAAAAACGAGGTGAAAGCATGGAAAAAAAATTTCTCACAGGTTTTGGCGCGTTCGACACAAAAATCAAAACAGGCGAACAATACCAAACCATCGAACTCAAGGATGTCGCGCGGTTATGCAGAACGCCAGGCATCGAGGAAAAGCAAAACGCACAATGGGCGATCTTTTCAACTTATTGCGAACATGATGCCAGGTCGCACGATCGCCAACGTCAGGATGGACATTTTGTCGCACTCGCCGGAGACATCGACACCGGCAACAAATCCAAGGTCGAAATCATCCAGGCGATCCAAGAAATATGCGGATCGGTTCATTTCCTAATTTATTCGACATCAGGGGCAACGCAAGAAAACCGGAAATGGCGGTTCATCGTGCCGGTCAAGGCCAACGTTCCAGGTGCAAGATATTCCGAGATTCAACGCGCGTTTTTTGATTTGTTGGGGGATCGTGGGATTGAATGCGATCGAGCCTTAACAAGACCAGGGCAGCCCGTGTATTTGCCCAATGTCCCACCAGGAAAACGGTCGGTCGCCTCAATCCCACGCTATTATGAACACGACATCATCAAGGGTCAATCAACTTTCGTTTGGGAAACGTCAGAAATTGCCGAACGCGAATATCAAAACCAAACCGAGGATTTCCGGCGGGAACAAGAGGCTCTCGAGGCCGCGCAGAAACGCCGCCAGGAACGCGGAAACGATTTCGAG